GGAAATTTAAGAGCAACATTCTGTCCAAAATTTTATAAAAAGGGTTCAGAAATTAAAGGTTTTGATATGAACGATTGCACATTACAAGAAATTCAAGAATATATAAATCATACAATGCCTATCGATAAGGCGATTCAAAAATTATCAAATGATAAATCTGATGAAATTTTTTGGCTTTGATTTTGAAATTGAGGTGTTAAAGAAATAAGTATACTATCTTATATTAAGAGGTGAGTTTAGGTTTTCGCCCTAAACGTTGATTGAATTTTAATCTCATTCAATCACACCTCTTTTTTTTAACTATTCATTTTAGACATTAACTATTTTAGTTAATACAAAGTCAGCGAAAATGACTTAAAAATTAAAATTATAGGAGATTAAAATTATGAATTTGATGAATCGAATGATGTCTTATGATAAGACAAAGAATGTAAATCGAAAGTATGGTTGTGAAAAATGTGTAAATGTTGAATCTGAAAATCAAACTGCAGAATATCCACCTTTATCCGAAGAAGAAATTGAGCAAATTATTAAAGAAAGATATTCTAATAAAGATGAAAAGACAAAGAAATTTATTAGAAAAGCATTACGAAAACATGGTAATAGATATGATTATTCTAATGTGATTTATGTAAAAGCAATAGAAAAAGTAGAAATAATTTGTAGAGTTGAAGGTCATAAACCATTTTTACAAAAACCAAATAATCATTTAAATGGTAACGGTTGCCCAAAATGTAAAGATGAAAAATTATCAAAATTGAAGAAATCAACTACCAAAGAATTTATAGAAAAAGCAAATGAAGTTCATGGTGATAAGTATGATTATTCTAAAGTGGAATATGTAGGTATGAAAACAGAAGTGATTATAATTTGTCCGAAACATGGACCTTTTTCACAAATACCTAGTAGTCATTTACAAGGTTGTGGATGTAAACAATGCGGTATTGAAAAACAAATTGAAAGTCAAAAATTAAATACGGAAAAATTTATAAAAAAAGCAAATGAAAAATACGGAGAAGGAACTTATGATTATTCAAAAGTAGAATATATTGACGCTAAAACTGATGTGATTATAATATGCCCAAAACATGGTGAATTTACACAAACTCCATCAAATCATTTAAAAGGGGAAAAATGCCGAGGTTGTTCTAATGAAAAAATAGCAAATGAAAGAAGAAAACCGTTAGAAAATTTTATAAATGAGTCAAATGAAATTCATGGAGAAGGAACTTATGATTATTCTCAAGTAAATTATGTGAATAGTCATACAGAAGTAATTATAATTTGTTCAAAACATGGTGAATTTTTTCAAAAACCTAGCAAACATTTAATTGGTCAAGGCTGTCCTAAATGTAAGAATAATTATAAAGGAGAAATTGCAGTTAGAAATTTTTTAATAAAAAATAAAATAGAATTTGAAGAGCAGAAAAAATTTAAAAATTGTAAAGATGTATATTCGTTACCTTTTGATTTTTATTTGCCAAAATATAATTTGTGTATAGAATTTGACGGAATACAACATTTTAAACCAATAAAACGAAGTTATAAAATGACCGATGATGAAATTGAAAAAATTTTCAAATATATTCAAAAGCATGACCAAATTAAAAATGATTATTGTAAAAATAATGGAATTATTCTAATAAGACTTAATAATCTTAAAACGGTCGAAAAAGAATTAACAAAATACTTTCAAGAATACGGAATTTTATAGAATTCTATTGATTTTTTTCAATAAATATTAAATTATAACGATAATACAATTTTGAGGTGTAACATGAACAGTATGACAGATATTTATTGGAATGTAATTCAAGAACTTTTGAAAAAATTAAATTACTATAAAGAAAAATGAGCTTATCATATCACAAAAGTTTTACCGAGCGGTATAATTGAATACGAATTTAATCCAAATTGTGCAGATTATTACCGAACGGTAAAAGATGAAGAGGATAAAGGAAAGTAATACAGATTTGTGATTATCTTTTCTTAAACTTTAAGCCGAATTTTTCATAAAGTTCGTCTTGAAGTTTCTTTTCATTTTTTTGTGAGCAATCTTCTTTTTCATCAGAATCATCGTATAAGAATGTAGCGTAATTTACATTACTTTTATCAGCGTTTGTACAAGCACCAACGAATGAGTCAGACAAATCTTTTCCAAAATAACCACATTTTGATTTTTCCCAATCAGAATTTTCTAAATCAATCCAATCTCCTTGAACATGGTCTACAATGAGTTTTCCGCTTTTGCTCTCTTTTCCATTATGTCCTTCGTTAGTAGTGATTAAAGATTTCATGTTGTTTTTCATAACCAAGTTTTTACCAATTTTTACTCTACCTTGCATGACCCAAGAAGCAAACGAAAGATAGTAATCAGGTGTGTTATCCAACGATAATCTTTCGCATTCAACACCATTTCTTTCCAAAAATTGAATAGAACTTTTTGATTCAAATCCATCATATGTCGCTTTTTTAATATTCGTATTTCCGTAAATTTTCATGCAATAAACTAAATATTTGAAACTGTCCAAGTTTATTTTATCGTCTTTTTTACTCATAATGGGTAAGGTAAAATCAGCAACATATATTTTTCTTCCAATTTTATCTGTTTCGAGATGTACCATAGAAACACCGGCCATATCTTTCTTTTCAGCCATATCGATATGAACAAAACGTTCAGCAGAAGGATAACGTTTTAATCTGAAAGAATTTTGTTTTCCTGTGTAGACATAGAATAAAGGTCTGACTTTATCCCATAATAATGTTTCGGGTGATAATAAATAACTTGCGTATTCAAACATATAAAAGTTTTTAAGATTTGGCACGAAACATTGGTCTATAAGTTGATGATTGGTGAAGAGTTTTGTATCAGAACCTGCAGTTGGTATTGCACCGAAGTCACGCATACATTTGGCGACATTATCTTTGGCTACGGTATATAAGTCGATAGGGAAATCAACAATATCATTAGGGTCGTAATTTTTACGTTCTTCTTCAGTAATAATTTTTGTCGGTTGAGTGGAAGTACCTTTAAAAATAGGAAATACTTTACTGTGGTCTTTTTGCCATATGGGAAAGACGTGTTCTTGCACATCCCATTTTTTGCAGTTTATATACAAAACATCATCATCAGTTTTATGTTTATCAATCCATTGGTCTATTCTACTTTCAAGTGAGTTTGGTGAGGTATCTATTATGAGAGATGCGTTTGGACTATTTTTACCGAAACGAGAAATAATGCGGTTTTGAGATTCTTCGAGCATTTCCATAATTCTATCTTCAGGCATAACTTTACTTAAATTTGCTAATTCATTTAAATTTATGATGCAAGCCGTCCTACCTACAAGGTCGCTAGGAGAACTTGCACATTCCATGTATACATCACCAATACGAATGATGGCATTACCTTTACTTGTATTACAGAATAAAATTTTACCTTCTTCATTTTTAGAAGGGTCTGTCATATCTCGTTCATATCTAACTCTTTCAAATTTAGAAGAAATTTCCATAAGAGTTGTCATTGGCTTCACAATCATATCGTAACTAACTTGTTTTGAAAAACTAACACTAATATCACACAAACGAGTAGATTCCGCTAATTTGAATTGTTTATTTATATTACGATAAGATAATGTAACAATAATTCGATATAGATTCATTAAAGCGACTAAAGTTGTTTTACCATAACCAATAGGGGCATATAAAATACATGTATTACGATTAATTAATGGATTAAAATAATCAAGAAATACTTTTTTGCAATGAGGATATATATCCTTTGCTTGCCCACCTATCCAAGTTTCTGTTAAAAATTCTTCAGGTGTAGGTGGTTTAAATTTATGATTTATTTTCCAACTGTTATCGAGTAAATTACCTTTTTCTCTTTCAGATAATCTCTCATCGTGTAAAATTAATCCTAATGCTGAATTAATATCTTCAACTTCGGCTTGAGTAAATAGATTAGAATTAAGAATATTATCTAAGTACGATAAATCGTTTTCTGGGTGTCGAAGTATATCGTTTTCCATATCTTTTAAGGAATTAAAATCATCTTTATTCATATTTAATCACCATATAAATTCTTGTGTAAAATAGTTATAAACTATGAATTTTTAAATTTGGTATTTACTACAAATTGACTTTGAATGTATAATTATTAAAAGTTACGGAAATAAAAAAAACTTTTACAACTTTCTGACATACAAAATTTAAACGAATTTTATATTCTAGTAGGAACAAGGTGCATAAAATAGGTGTGGATTTATGGAAATGACTTTGACAAATTTGAAAAGATACTGTTTAGAAAATTATGGTGTAGTAATTCAAGACAATTTTATTAAAAAGATGACGAGTTTTAGAAAAATTTCACATAACATGAGTGCTTGTGAAATAGAACCTGTTATAGAATGGTGTAAGAAATATAAGGAATGTATTTATAACGGATATATAACCCTTACTGAATTACAAAATAGAATAAAAGAAGAATGCGGTTTAATTATAAATAGTACCAATATTCATAAACGAAAACCTCAAGTTGTAAAACTTTCAACTCATTATCTTTTTATAAAAGATTGGCAAAGAATAATCGAATATTATAAAATTCCTAGAGGTCAGAGAAGAAATGAAACTTTGTTGAAAATGGGAAAATCAGCAAGTGAAATCTCTAAGAAATGTCTTCAAAATAGAAGAGGAGATTATGTTTCTGTAAATTCTATAGCAAAAGAATTAAACAAAGATTATTATACAATTAAACGAGCGATTGATTATTTGAAAATAAAACCGAGTAAAATTGAGAAAAACGGAACGTGCTGGTATGAAAAATCTGTATTTAACAATGTAAAGAAATTTTTTGATGAGAATCCGAATTCTGCAGAAATATTTTATAAAGATACAGTCATGACGAAATATGGTGTAGAAAATGTTTCACAATCTGAAGAAATCAAAGAAAAGAAGAGAAACACATCTATTAAAAATTTTGGTGTGGATAATCATACTAAATTGGAATCTTCAAGAAAACGTTATTCTGAACTAAATAAGAAAAATGCTAAAAGCAGAATGAGTAAAGCAAGTAAGACTAGGGAAGATAATATATTGAAATTTGAACTAGAAAACGATTGTATTTCTTTGGTGCATTTAAATAAACGAGATAATATAGGATATGATAAGTATGGTAGATTCTCTGAAGCAATTCATAAAATGGGATTAGATTATTTGGAATATAAAGATAATATTTTTGTTAAAAATGAAGATGTTTCTAAAATTCATGAATATAGAAGAATTTGTCATGAACATTTAACTTCTTATTTTGAAAATGATATTTTGGATTTTGTAAAATCTATTTATGATGGAGAAGTTTTGAATAATATTAGAAAAATCATTTATCCAAAAGAATTGGATATTTATATTCCACAAAAGAAAGTCGCCATAGAATGTGATGGTTTATATTGGCATTCGGATAAAATGAAACCTAATGATTATCATCTTGATAAAACCATTACTTGTGAAGAAAAAGGAATCAGACTTTTGCATATTTTTGAAGATGAATGGAATTTCAAAAAAGAAATATGTAAATCAATTATTGTTGAATCTTTAGGAATTTATCAAAATAAAATCGATTCTGAAAAATGTGTTGTTGATGAAATAAATGAAGATTTAGCAAAAGAATTTTTGGAAAATAATAGTATTTATGACTTTGAAATTGCGGATGATTATTTTGGTTTATTTTATAATGATGAATTAATTTATGTAGTTTCTCTTAAAGATAAACAATTTATCATTCAAGAATGCACAAAATTAAATACTTTTGTCGAAAACGGATTAAATAAATTAATTAATTTTATAATTACACAGACTAATAATTCTGTTTTTATTGAAGTTGATAGAAGATTGCAAAATTTTGAATTTTATAAATCTTGTGGTTTTAAAAAAGTTTCAGAAAGTGAACCTAATTATTTTTATATTTTTGG